AGGAACGACTTTATAGGCATCGGCAATTACCCATGCGCCATCAGGCGTGTGAGGGATCGAGGCAAATGCTGGATCGGCCTCGATGTCGGCTTTGAGCGTTGCGAGTTGTGCTGTGGTAAGGGCCATAATCAGTTCCTTTCAAAAAGTGTTGCGTATCCAACTACGCTTTGGAATTAAGTAACAAATAGTCTCGCGCGCTAACAATCTGGATAGTTCCTGCATCACGTAAAGCAGCAATGCCTGCTAATACCGTATCAAGGTCTGCAAGATTTGTCTGGGAACCAGTAGCACCGCTAACAACAACATCATGCCCCATAAGAGCAGACGATCTTCCTGCAGCAGCATTATCTTCTATGCGGCTAAGAATAGTTGCCGTAGCAACAGATACGTCATTATTTTGACGTGAGGTCAGCCACTTGTCGTAGACCAGTTCGTTTGTGTTATGGACGCCACCGGCGGCATAGGCCCCAACATAATTGTTTGCGGCAAGATAATCCATGAGACCAGTATTTCCTGCCGAATACATATAGATTCCATTCGGCCAAACGTATACATCTGAATCGACGTTAACCCCAAGCGCATCAAGATAAGCGCGATTGGAATCAATGTCTGCATAAGCATCTTCAATTGTCGAAAGCGTTGATAGATTGGTGTGCCCGTGTGTGACGAGCCGATGTCCTGCCTCGGCAAGTGATTTTACCTGTCGCTCTGATAGGTAATTCGCAGTCCCAACAAGAGACTTTATAATTGAAAAATTGCCTACAAGTTTGTATTTGTTAAGCAACGGCAACACATAATCATACGCAGTGTCGATTCCATCATCCCAAAACATTGTGCAAAGCGGCACACCACTAGCACCAAAAACAAGTCGGTCAATAATCACAGATGTTGCCGACGAACAACCCCATCTAACTTTGCCATATTTAACCGTTTCAAGCGTTGGAGATCCGGCTCCGACAGTAAATTCAGATGCCAAAACGGAATAGTGATGCCATCCTGCGCGAATTGGCGTAGCGAGCGATTTTTGATAAAAGTTGGAGTATCCAGACTCAACCGATAGATACAAGGTAAAGTATGGGGCAGATGCCAAATCTTCCACATAGACCCATAAATCTACGCGTCCGCTAGGATTTCCTGCGCGAGCTATTACAGGAAAACTAACCTCAGCATTTGATAATGCCCCTGACGAAGTGGCGCGGATTGATTTCCCTGAATTTTCTTTTATCCGCGTTGGGCCACCAGCGGGAGTATCTACTAAAGCAATAGTGCAATTCGATGTCGTATACCCTGTCAGCGTGCCATAGTTTGCAACAACGCGCCCGCTAAAACGCATGTGATCTGCCGTGCTTTGTGTTTTATGGAGCACATATGGATCGTCTCCCACCACCAAACTCACCGCGCCGGTTGTTTGGTTTGTTTCATACTGGACAAAACTCAAGTCAGTAATTGTTCCATCATCAAGCGATAAAGAACACTCGCCGGATGTACATGTGATCTTGATGCTTACATTTTCCTGGGAAACCCTTGATCCTGACGTAAAGCCGCTCCACGTTGCAGTACCATCAAACGCTTTATTTCCGTTGTCGGTCGTATATTGAATTGTTCCAGTCCCTGTAAAATCTACTTTTGCGCCAACAGGGATGTTGTATTCAATGTAACTATCCCCGGATACTATTTTCTTGTATTTCATAATGCACCTTAAACAGTTGCAACAGTAAGCGGGCTATCACCATATTTTTTAGCCTTGCCACGTTTATTGATGTCTGCTTCTATCATCAGCAAACGCTGCTCAAAACTATCCGGTTCAATTGTATAAATCTGGACTTGCTGCAACACGCCAAACAGATAGTAATCAGGATATTTGGTAATCAGCCAGTTTGTTGTATTTGATTCAGACAAGGACGGAATTGTTTGGTAATAGCTGATCTCAACTTCTTTGCCAGCTGCGCTTGGGGCAATCTGGAATTCATTACCGACAATCGTAAAATAAATAGGGCTTCCACCAGAAAGCCCCAACGAGTCAATGTGCTTTGGGGTTGTGTATTCCAACTGATATGGGGAAGAATCGTTTACCTGAATATTTCTTAGTTCAAGGTAATCAGTTGGAAATGCAATGTATTCATCAGTAGGGGTTGCATAAGCCCTGTTTTCCATTTCAGGAACCCTGATATTCCTGTTCGCCCGCGCCTCAAAAAGATCAATCATCGTGTCAATGACAGAAGCAAGATCACCCCTATGAGTCCAGTTGATAACTGCTGTCTTCAGGTCAGAATAATCCATCATAGCTTCCTGTCGAATGTCTTAAATGCAGGATTCCGTGCTAACCATTCACGAATCCTTTTTTGGTCATAAGCCCAGCCTTCACGCATAGCTTGACCAAGAACGCTCATTGGAATAACGCCAATCTTTCTCATATCGCCATAGCTTTCGCCTTGCGTTGCCTGTCTCATATTAGCGGCATAAGAAAGAATGTCGTCAACATCTTGCTTGACGGTTGCCCTTTGAGATTCATCCTCGGTTTCATACCAAGTTTGAACGCCGGTCGTTTTGTTTTCGTTAAGAAGTATTTTTGCCATGTTAAAACAAAAAAGGGGGCCGAAGCCCCCTTCAAATTACGACAGGTCAGCGACTTTCGCAACACCACGCGGGTTTCTCACGCAAAGCGTGAAATCCGTAATGATTTGCATACCAACGGAATCGCCGGTTTTTGCCAGTTCTTCTTCCTTGAACCTGCGGCCAAGTTTGACTTCAACCATTTCAGGATCAATAAAGAGAATGGTGCGCGAGCGCATGGCCTGAGAAGGCACAAGCGCAATATCACCGAAGTCAGACACATAAACATCAGCAGCGCCAAGAATGACACCGGGCTTGCCCTTCATCGGGGAATAGTTATTCCGCGTAGAAGCAAGACCAGCAAGCGCAGAAAATGCCTGCTTTTGCGTCGGCCCCATGACCGCCATCTTGTAACGAGCGCCTTTGCCATAACCATCAGACAGAGTTGCTTTTACCTGCGCTTCCGTAAGGGCACGTTGGGTGCCATCGGTAATGGCGGTAGTAGGAGCACCGGAAGTAACAACAGTGGTTGCGCCGCCAGTGCCATGTGCGCCAGTAGCGCCCGCAGAGTTGTTAACAGCCCAAGCAAACGTTTCCAGGGAAGCGGAGCGACCAGCAGTTGCGGTTGCCGGTGCTACAGCAGCGTTGTTTTGCGACAGCGCCGCTTCAACGTCCATCTTGAGTTCACGACCTTGCTTGTAGGACTGATATTTGGTTTCAGTCGAGCGGCCCGCTTTCTTTACAACATCCAACATGCCAGCAATTTTGAAATCCTTGCGGGCGGTCTGGACATAGTTGCCAAGACGGACAGTAGCGGTAGGCGTTGCGTATGCAGCATCGGCACCTTCAATAATGCCATTAGTCGGAGAAGGCGTGCCAAGCACGTCGGTTTGCCATTCTTCAAGAGTAGCATTGATAGAGGATTTACGCGCCATAGAATAAATTGGCGTTTCCTCGGGAGAAATATCCTCGATAAAGTCGGCAAGCGATTCACGCAAGCCTTTAGCGGGGGTGGATGTTTGATAAGTTGCCATGATTAAAACTCCTAAAGTTCAGCCGCGTCTCGAATACGGCCTGCCTTCAACAGTGCCTTGATCTTCGATTCACGACTTTGATTTTGATTTGATTGCTTCCCGGAGATCGACTTCTGCATTTTCTTCGGGACAGCTTCCATTTTCTTACCGATTTCAGAACGTTTTGCCTGCAGCGAAGCATCCTTTTGTTGATACTTAACCAGTTCAACAAGCCCAAGAACAACCAACGGATCACGACTAAGCGTCCGCAAAGCGTTTTGGTCAAGCTTCAGGCCATACTTCGTAGCAAGATTTTCGGCAGCAACAATTACTTCGTTGTCGTACTTTTCAAAGTAATCAGGAACCGCCTGTTTAACCAGATTCACGGTCTGCTGCATTGCTTCTTGCTGGGCTTTAGCATCCAATTGCTGTGTAAACTGATAACGTTTACCAAGCTCGTCTTTGACGTTCTGCAAATTACCACGCAGATCGTCACGGATTTCTTTGTGCTTGCTGTAAAGCGAAATATCCTGCTCGGCAAGAGCGGCCCAGTCTACATTTTCATAATTTTTGAGCTGCGATTCCAACGACTGCATCTGAGACAGTAGATTAACGTTCTGCTGTTCAAAGGCAATGCGCTGCATGTTTTGCTCATTTAATTCCAATGCTTGCTTGCGGATTTCCGCAATTTCCTGGGTCTTACGGGTGTAGTCGGCAACCAGATTACGCTTCAAAGCCGAAACTTCTGTAGCGACCTCTTTAGGTACACGAATATTTTTCCCGTTGATATCAATGGTTTCAAAATCATCCTCAGAGTTTTCGGCTTCCTTGGATTCCTCGGCTTCCTCTTGCGAGACCTCGGTTTCTTCGCTTGCCTCATCTTGCTCTATGGCTGCATCACCATTTTCCTGTTCATTTTCTTCCTCGACAGCGACCTCTGCTTCAGATTCAGAAGAATCGTCAGCATTTAGCCATTGCTCGAAACGGCTATGAACATCATTCGCACTAGAGACTTCACTAGGAGTCATCTCCATTTCACTACTCTCCTTAACCCCTTATGGGGTAGTACACAAATACTACTTTCTAAACATATTACGCACAAAATTGCCTTTTTCAACTTGAATCTTGGCCATTTTGCCGGTCGTTACAACGTTTTCCATGTAATTCTGAACATCTTTAAGGCATTTCAGCATCAACTTGAGTTCATGCTGGCCTTCCTTATCGCGGATCGGAGACGTTTCCCATGCCGTAATGATGCTTTCCCTGACTTTTTCCCATGATTCCTTATAAATAACGTTTTCAAGGATATTGTGCGCCTGTTCACCACGGAAAATTTCTTCTTTAGGGTCCATATATGTCCGATCCAATGCCGTAAACCATGTCTAGAACTTGCTTTTGCTTATCAAAATCAGATTCGTTCTTATCCTGCGCCAGTTTTGCCCACTCAATTTCCCTGTCTTTCTCGGCGTTAATCATATCCGCCTTGATTTTCTCCATTTTTGGGTCTTGCTTGTTCTGCTGCGGCATGTTTTGTGGATGCGTGAAGAAACGCTGGTAATCCTTGTAACCAAGAACACTTGCCATTTCGCTTACAAGATTAAAAACGTTTTCCGGGCTAACAACACCAGCCCTGAAAGCACGTTCCTGCACCATTGCAAGGTTTGTCAGGCGTTGCATCTGAACTTCAGAGTTTGTGGAACCAAGCCCAACAGAAACTGACATATTTTTACGCTCAATCCATTCCCTCGGATTAACAGAAATCCACTTGTTTCGCAGCATAAAGACATCTTCCTTGTCTTGATGTTTGCGAATCAGGGCATGGACAATCCCAAACAGGTCTTTAACACCGGTTTCTGCAAAGGTGCGAGCAATCCATTCAA